AGCCCATCGATGTCAACTAGTGGCGTCTCGGCCTTAACTCGGACAGTAGATTACGGAAACCTCTACGGTGACACCGCCCCTCCTGCAATAACGTATGGGAACGAGCCCTATCAAATCCGGGTTAGAGACATTTTAGATCAATGGCCAGCAACTGGCTTACCTAGGTTCAAAGTAAACTGTACGTCTTCTACTAATGGGCTTCCAGCCATGAGATCAAATCCGTTCACATTTAGATTTGGCGGCGCTGGCACTGGCGGGACCGCTAGCTACTACGCATGGGGAGTTGTTGATCCAAGCTCAGTCTATGCAAGGATCTCAACATACAATTCCAGTGGAACAATTAAACCACAGCTTGAATTATGGGGAAACCGATTTGAGCCAAAACCTGACTATCCAAATATTTCTCCAGTTGAGTCACGAGTATCAGTTTACGATTTTCTCAGGCCTTGCATTACCACATCTAAGATTTTCGTAACGATCACCGGTACATATCAAACCAATCATCAAACCGCTGATCAAGTTAATTCAACGCCGCTTGATGATGTAGAACTTGATGATGGCTCAACCATTCCACCTGAGGAATAAAGGACTAAGTTACTTTGCCTTAAGCTTAAACGGTATGCTCTTCTGCTTTTCAAGCAGTCTATGAAAGTCAAGGATAACGTTTGCGTCAAATCCGTGTCGAAAGTTCATCACTCTATTTAGTAGAATCGTGTCCTTGGCTAGAAAAACTCGATTGACCGGGTCAAGATTAAGCCCGCCACCTATGACCATTACGTTTAGGTCAGAGTTGAAGTCCTTAATTATGGGCACTACTTCAAGTAGCCTGGCTCTAAACTCATTCTCCTTAAGATCAGGCAGATTAACCGTTGCAACGGTTGACACTGAATAACCAAGGTTTCGGGTACTACGTAGGAACAATTTAACAATTTCATACGTATCAGGTTCAACTGTCTTACATACAAAGTAGATCCGGTCTCGTTGATGGATCCAGGAATTGTTGAAGTAGAAATGAATATCCTCAAGGCCTTGTATTAATCGATTTAGATAGACCTGCATGGAGTCTGTTAAAATTTGAGAGGTCTGCTTGATGATTTCTCGACCCAAAGTCTCGTCCTTTTGAGCTAGCATTTCAAGTAAATTCGTCAAATTGTTATTGCCTAACACAGGTTTGAGGCCTGAATCATAGATCATACTGTCTGCTATAACCGTGTTCAAGTTGAGATAGTGAAATGCTATCTCATAGAAGTTATCGAATTTTCCCATTTCAAGATTCTTGAGATAAGTCTGTTGTGCCCCCATCAGGAGGTACGTATAGTATTCAAGATCAACCTTATGTGCTTGACAAATCCAAGTTGGATCAAGCACAAGCTTGGGGTTAAGTGATTTCATTTGAGTACCCCTATTTCTGATTATTTATCCATATCGGTAAAGACTTCAAGGCCTGGATAAATAGTAAAAAGGTTGACCTAATGCAGGTAGTCGTATACAAAATCATTCCAGATCAGGCCAAGAGCACAATAAGCTATTCCAAGAACTATCGCATCTTTTCTACAGGAGAACCTCTTGAAAAGGCTATACAAATAGTTGGATTCGACGATGAGATTGAATTGGGATCGGCAATTGAGGCAAATTTAATACGGCGAATACGTTACTCTGCTGACCGTGCGAATTGGTCCCTATGGTACACATTCACGCCTGACGATTTGGGTGACTTAACCTCTCTCTTCTTTAATGAGGGCAATGCATTCTTTGAGGTGAAGTACGAGTATGATGACACAACTTACAATGCGCTTGCAACACCAATCCAAGTAAATTGGATCAAGGTGAGAGTCAAGAGTACAAAGGTGCAGGCAGAACTTTCAACCCCAAGCGTTTACTGCTCAGATGAGAGGTGTCCAGTTCTAATTGCTGAAAGAGAAGCATCATTCAAGCCTTACGAGGTCGGTACCGCAATCGGTATAGCTAAGGAGCTTAGCCTGCAGACTAATAAGATATTCGGTCATGAAGTCATCTACTTTAAGACTGAGCCTGACCGTGACAGTGCAGATTTCATTTTTAAAGAGTGGACCCTTTTTAAAACGACCGAGCGCAAGTGTATCAAGATAATGGTGCCAAACAACACATTTCCGGATAATAAACCAAACTTCACGGAGTTTGGCGTTGACTTTGAGGTACCCTTTGAGATTCACATAGATCACACATATTTTCAAATGATATTCGGTAAGGGTTCCCAACCGAGAAAGAGAGATTATCTTTTTCTGCCTCTGCTTAACCGAATGTACGAGATTCAGGGCTCGTACATCTATCGAGGATTTGCAATGGAGCCGATTTACTGGAAAGTTCAGCTCACTAAATTCCAGCCAAACATTGACATGTTGATGAAGGCCGAAGACCGAACATTTTTAGATAATTTGATCGTTTCCAGCGATCAACTATTTGGGGCCGAAGCTGAGGTTCAGAAAAAGGACGCCCTAGACAAGCAGCAATACAAAACAATTTCAACCAGGTTTGATGAGGTTCGAAAGACTCTAAATCCGGACATTAATAGCAGAATTCTTGATATTACGTTTAACTACGCGCCGTTAATCGAGTACTATTACGATATGAAGGACGTCAAGTCAAAGCTCATGACCTATGAGCTAAGCGGAGACGGTGATTCAACTGATCAACTGCTTACTCCGAGCCAGCCATACGAGATATACGCATACGAGGAGAGCACACTCTATCAAGATTGGCGCGTTGGTCAAATAGGAACAGGCGACATTAACGTCTCCATCAGTAAGTCCAAGCCTCAAGCCAGAATCAAGATAAACGGCCCATTGGATTCACACACGCCAAAGGGCATGTATCTTACAATAGAAGGTTATCGAAAGCTTGCTCTTGATCCGCTCGACCGAGTTGATATCATAGAAACATCTACTGCTTCAGGAAGCGTTCAATTTAAACAACCAACGGGGGCTGTGATTTACAAAAAGTTTGCGTCAACCAGCTCTTTACCGAATATGACTTTCTCAGCGCTGGTTAATTTTAACCGTGGTGATCAAGACGTGACATTCTTTAAGGGATATGATGACTATCAGCGAAAGGGATTGATGATAAAGGGAGCAATCCAGGATAACTCTGGGACGCCTAGTCTAATCATATACGTAATAATAAACGACGATCAATACGCGTTCCCAGTTGGAAACATTGAGTATGGAAAATGGTACCCAATAATCGTGCCGCTCTCTTCTGAGTTTGGACAGCTTGAAGTGAATTTGTATTCCCTCAATCAGGATCCAGGCAATGTTAAGAACTACAATAGGCTCATTAGCACCTACTCTCTTGCTCTTAATATTGGAGGTTTCGAATTCACCACTCAGTCCGAATGGTGCTTACCTGCAGCAAACTACTCAATAGCAAATATCAGGCTCTTCAATACAATGATAAAAAGTGAGGATCACGAATTCGTTGTGAGCCAACTTTTCATTAGGGACGAGTCTATGCTTGAAATAATTGATAATGCTCGACCTAGACTTAATGTTCCGTTCATTTCAATAAACCGATAAAAGTTAATAAATAGCTAAACATGTACAAGGATCTAAATCAAAAACAGCTGTTCGATAACGTCAATCTAGGCTTTGAGTTTGAGTTCTTCTCGCCAATGTCTAGAGAGGACCTGTCTAAAAAGATGACCGCCTACTTGGGCAAGAAGGTTCATTGGACTAACCAGTACCACTCAGGCATGCAGGTTGAAGAGGGTGAGTTTAAACTTGAACCGGACTTTTCCGGCGGATTTAAGATGAATGAGCTAATTACTGGTATAATGCCTTACAATGAGGCAATCCATGTACTGTTCAAAATACTTAATTTCATTTCTGAGCACGGATTCACGACCGAACGAACTGGCATTCACATTAATATTTCGCTTAACGAATCTGATCTTGGGCTAAGGGAAAAACTGCAGCACTTAAACGTGTTCAAGTACATCCTTAATCTCAATGAGGCAAAAATCTTTGAAATGTGGCCCTCTGCAACCACACGAATTCAAAAGATATACAAGAATTCGGTTCTTAACATCTATCCAAAGAGCAAGTTCGTAACCGAGTCAGGACTAGCGTATTCTTATCCTTCGAGCCCGCTTGATTTTAATTTACCTCATGCGAAATACTTTGGAATCAATTTCACCAAGCTTTCAAATAACTACCTTGAAATTAGGTACGCTGGCGGTAAGGGTTACGAAACAAAGAAGCGGGAAGCAGTCGGCCTCATAAACTACATTGCTGAGAGCATTTACGAGACTCTTCAGAAAAATTCAGAGTACTCCAATGCCGAGACCAGAAAAATCTCCGACCTGCTCGAAAAGAACAGGGCGATTCTAAATTCGGTTAAAACCTATGAAAACTTCATTAAAGCTTATCCTGAAATTGAGTTATTCGTTGATCTACGTAATGATCCTAGAATAGTTGAGTCAAATTACTCAAACCTAAAGGAGAAACTATTTGAGCTGGTGACTACTGGTAACTTAAAAAAGGGGACAGTTAATTTCGATACAGAAAAGCACCGAATTCAATTAAAGGACTCTAACTTAAAGCGGGCATTTTCAACAAGCGGAATTGACTTGGTCAATTGCACGATCGAGGGCGAGATTAGCGAGTGTGAACTATATGGGTGCAAGGTACGATCGTCTCACGTAAGAGACTCGGTCATATTGACAGGAAACGATATACGGTATTCTTACATTAGAGGATGCACCTTCATCAAGGAGGGCCGTAATCGAATAGATTTAAGCTTCATAAAGAACGAGCCAGGCACGCAGATCTACAGCGATCTTAATGAGTGCATAGTTAGGTCCGGGACGGTTGGGCTTAACTGTAAGGTTGACTCCAAAACAGAATTCATTGAGGAGCTTGTCGCAAACCAGACACCGACTAAATAACTCAACCGATCTAAATGTCAGTTCAGATAAAGTTAACTTCGATCCAGCAACTTTCAAACTCGAGCACAGTTTCTGTAGTCGAGCTATCAAACTTTAATTTTTCAGCAATTGGATCAGCTATCAAGGAGTTCCTAACGTCAATTAATTACGTTCAAGGAACTTCTAATGTGTCGGTTGACATTAACACGGTTGCAGCAGACCTGATCACGGTTAGAAACGGTCTTTCCGTATACGGTACTCAGCTTCAAGAGGATCAGGGTGATCCGATAATTGAGCTATCGCCGGCTGGAACAGTATCAGCTGAGAACTTTAAAGCGGCCGACGTCGCTGAGGTTAGGCGACTGAGAATTAGAGTGTTTGGTGAGATTCCAACAGTTGGAGTTCCAGGCGAAATCATTCACGTTCAAGGACAGGGTGCCTATCGAGAAGGGCTGTACGTTTGGCTAGGTTCATTTGGCTGGACTCTACTTTCAGGAGGTGGGGGCGGCTTGCAGGCTTGCTTGCAGGAAGTAATCATGTCAATGAACGGAAACGACGTGCCAGTGGACGGCGGCCTTGCATCAGATTCTCTTTACCTGGTGCCTGCCCCAATTCCATCAACCGGCTTCATGCTGTTCGTGAACGGCCAGTTACTCCCGATTGGTGACGGTACTAAAATAGCTCCAGCCTATTTCAGCAAGGATTCAGGAAACACAGCAATTCTTTTCAATGAGGCGGACTCAACCTCTCGGCTCTATTGGAATGCAATTGTTGCCGGTTTTGATTTGGAAACTACCGACCTACTAACTCTACACTATTTCACAGTGGATCCTTTCTGCAGCCAGTCAGGTTATTCATGTAACACTCAAAATGCTGATCTTGATGGAGACAAATCCTTTCAGTTCGGAGTCACAATAGTAAGCTCAGGAACTTCTGAAACACCAATCACCGTCTGTAGGGTTCCAAACCCTACTAATAATATCTCCGGCGAAAGTTTACCTCCAGGTTACTATTTACAGAACTCAGTCACAGCATTCTCCATTACAGATTGGGAAGGTTCATACCCAGATGGCGCAATTATCAAATTCACAGCCCCAGTTTCAATAACCGAGTCAGACTTTCTAAACCTAAGAGTCTTTCATAGGGATGAGCTCGGAAATCTAAACGATGTCACAATTCTTGAGATTGATCAACCTGCACTGGGCGATAATTACGTGCCGGACTACGGAAATCTCTTGATCTACGCAAACACTCCAGACTTTGGGCCTTTCTACTTAATAATTGGGGTAGGAGAAACGACATCGACGACAACTAGCACAACAACGACAACTACAATAGGTGGACCTACCACCACAACAACGACAACGTGTGCTCCTAACCTGATCGGATACAGCATGAGCTATGGAATTTATCCAAGTCAAATAACATTCTACGGCACGCCGACTGGACCGTTCTACGTCACGTTCATCGATCAATACGGAACCACTCATGATATTACTGCAATGCTCGGTTACAGAGTGAATCTGAATTGGACGTTTAACACGAACATTCCGCTATTCTCTTCGATCCCAAGTGTCGTTGGAACCTACACGTTTACAGGAACAGGCGGATGTTCATACGAGATCGTAGTACCAACTGGTACAACAACAAGCACGACAACAACGACCTCGAGCACGACAACGACAACAACGATAGGCGGCCCAACGACGACCACTACCTCAACTACGGCTGCTCCGACAACAACGACCACGAGCACGACCAGCACAACAACGACGACCACACTACCGCCTAGGGTGCCAAGAACGACCTCAACAACGACAACGACGACAATTCCGTAAATCCGGCAAATATTTCTTAGTATAATAGACTATGTTAACTAAGAAGGTCGTATTTTTAACCGCGCAGCCAGACGTTCCCTACTTTCATTGGCAGATTGAGGTGATGCTGCACAATTTTATTAAGATGGGTGTGAACCCAAATTGGATTGAGGTCATTTTCGCTTACGATCATGAGCCGTCTACTGCCGGAACTCTTCTTGCCAGCAAATATCCGATGGTGAGATTCTTTTTCTATCCAAAACGGGTTAGAGAGACTCATGGTTACATTCCAATCTTAAGGCCAGATGTATTCGATCAGCATTTCACAAAATTCCCAGAACTTGAGAAAGAGACAGTCTTTTATCATGATTCTGATATTATATTTAGAGAGCTGCCCAACTTCGATAAGCTTAGTGACGGCAATGATTGGTACGTGTCGGACACAATTTCTTACATCGGTGCAAAATACATTAGGTCCAAGGGAGATTCAGTCTTTTTAGACATGTGTTCAATTGCAGGTATTTCGCCTGAGACTGTGGATAGTAACGAGGAGAATTCAGGTGGAGCTCAGTACATCATGAAAGGCGTCAATGCTGAATATTGGGCAGCGGTTAGGGAAACAGCGCTTGCTCTCTACAAGCACATGGCAACAGCTGAGGAACAGGAGAGAAAGACCTTGAGCCCGGAACAGGCCAAGACTTACAATCCTGTTCAAAAATGGTGTGCTGACATGTGGGCCGTGCTGTGGGAGGCCTGGAAGAGGGACAAAACCACTATAATCGATGACGATCTTGGATTTAGTTGGGGTACCTCTAGTCTAAACGAATACGAAAAACATAAGATCATGCACAATGCCGGTGTAACAACAAGCGCCGGCGGGCTCTTTTACAAGGGTGAATTCATAAATCGTAGCCCATTCGATGCCGATTTTTCTAACATCAAGCAGGAAACTGCATCAGCTCGATATGTGGATGCAATCATCTACGCCAAGCAACAGAGGCAGTGATTTAGAAAGGGCTCCGAGGCTGATAAATAACCCAAACGGGTTAAAAAATCTCCTTGAGTTTGAATGTCCTATAAGATAAAAGCTAAGCAGGTTGAGGGCGGATTAGGTGGAAACGGAATCTATAACTCAGCTTACGAAGATCAAGTACTATCGACTGCGATAGGAGGAGCCCCATCCGCCACTGCAGGATTTTGGAAGACTCAGACAATATCACAGGTTCTGGATCTACTCTTATTTCCATATCAGCCGCCTGGAATGGGTCTAACCGTATCAGGCGGAGGTCCGACCCTTGAGGTTGGCCAGGCTTTAAGCAGCGCAACCTTAACCTTGACGTGGAACACATCAAACGGCGGAAATGCCCAAGACGGCGTGACTAC